CCTAAACTATTATCTAAACCACTCAAGGAACGCTTGAGACATGAGGCAGAACGTCTCAACTATATGAAAGCAACTTCTAAAGGAGTACTGCCACTGTGACAGGGTTTGAAGTATACAGAACTTACCTAGCACTTAAAAATCATTTCACTAAAAAAGACTACGACTTCGTAAAGTATAACGGTAAGGTTCGTGCAAATGAGAAATCATTTGAGCAAAGACTTGACCGTTATTTTTTCAAGAAGTTAGCAGTGAAGTATAAAGATCATGAGATCATAGAGTATTTTATTGCTAACTTTATAGAAGATCCCAAAGGTTACATCAAGTCTTTTAGTGTTGATAACTATACTAAGTGGAAACATAAAAAGGAATCACTGACGTATAAATTTAAAGAGGATGTCAATGCCTTACTAGATGATGTCGAAGCACCCTACGATAAATCATTTGGTGAGATATTTAAAGCAAGTAAAGGGAAGCATCCAAACATACTCAAACGTTTCTATGCTAATGATATATCATTGGAGACATTGGTAATATTTGAAACATGTCTTGGGTATGTAAATGATCTAACTAAAGTATTAGTTGACCCTATATGGGATGACACTAAGATGAGAATAGTAAAGTATCAACCATTCTTACAGGTAGATTGTAAGAAGTATAGGGGTGTAGTATTAGATGTAATCAACACAAAGCTATGAGTTTTTTCCAATCAGAACAAGTCCAAGAAAATCTTAATGATATCTTCCAAACTTATCAGAGGATATCTACACTGACGTCAGCACTTCCTCATATGGATATAGAGGGGAGACTAGACCATATTGATTCTTGTAAAGAACTAATAGAGAAGCAGAAAACATTTTATTTTAGACTACAACTAGCGTCTAAGACAGACCCAGAAGCAGCAGATATGAAAGAAAGAATCACTGCACTCACTCAAGCATTTGGTTTTAAAGACCTCAATGAATGTATGGATCAGATGATCACGACATTAGAACAGGCAGCAAAAAAAGAACTTGACAACCCCTAAATAGTGTGTTACGATAACAAAGTAACAATCCAAACAATACAAAAAATACGGAGAATACGTTTATGTCTTTTGCATCACTAAAGAAAGCATCCTCAACAGGAAACACTTTAGCAAAACTGACACAAGAGATTGAGAAACTCAATCAACCTCAGTCTGCATCATCAAATGTTGATGAGAGACTTTGGAAACCAGAACTAGATAAGTCTGGTAATGGTTACGCAGTAATCAGATTTCTACCTGCACCTGATGGTGAAGACCTACCCTTTGCAAAAGTGTGGAGTCATGCATTCAAAGGTCCTGGTGGACAATGGTATATCGAAAACTCTTTGACTACTCTTGGTAAACAAGATCCTGTCTCTGAGTACAACACAGAATTGTGGAATGCAGGTGGAGAAGGTTCACCTCAACGTGCCCAAGCAAGAGCACAAAAGAGAAAACTTTCCTACTACTCTAACATCTATGTTGTGTCTGATCCCACACACCCAGAGAATGAAGGAAGGGTATTCCTTTATAAGTATGGTAAGAAGATTTTTGACAAACTTGTTGAAGCAATGCAACCTGCATTTGCTGACGAGAAAGCATTAGATCCCTTCAACTTCTGGGAAGGTGCCGACTTTAAGTTAAAGATACGCAAAGTAGATGGGTATTGGAACTATGACAAGTCAGAGTTCTCTGCTCCTGCACCTCTTCTTAAAGATGATGCTAAACTAGAATCAATCTGGAAGCAAGCATACTCTCTTGCTGACTTTGAAGCACCTAAAAACTTCAAGTCTTACGAGAAGTTGAAAGCACGTCTGGACTTGGTACTTGGCATCACTGCTGCACCAACTCCTGACCCTATAGATGAATCACTTGAAGATTTATCAGAAGGTAAATCACCTTCATGGGGTGCTGAAGTATCTAACTTCAGAGAGAAAGCAGTTGCCTCTTCACCTGTAGAAGATGAAGAAGATGCACTTAGTTACTTTTCAAAACTTGCCGAGGAAGAATGAAGATTGCACTAGCAACCTTACTCGCGTTTTCATCCCCTGCTTTTGCGGGGGATTACTACTATAGAGTAGGTCACAACGAATCAACTACTAGAACTTGTTATGAGGAAGTAGTTCGCGAGGAATATATTCCCGCACATCAAAGTCATTATGGGTATGGATACATCAACACCTATCGTGACACAGTAGAGGTACCTTGTCGTTTCTCATCAAGACCATACAGACCTTCTTATCCTGACTATGGTCCTAGAACTAACCCAGACCACACTGGTCCTGATCTAAACTCATGTGAAGAAGGTTCATTCTTAGGAGCAATCTTAGGTGGTGGTGCTGCAGCAGCAATGTCTGAAAAAGATGCTATGGGATGGTCAATACCATTAGGTGTTGTCAGTGGTGCGTTGATAGGATGTCAAGTTGATGGGGGGTAAGATATGGTGGAAATGATACTTAAAGAGTTCCCCCTTACCGAGGTTATTAAAATCCCTATGAGTAAAGATACATATACCAAGGCAGAGGTGGACGCTTTAATCAAGTACGCTATTGATGAAGCAAGAAAAATTGATGAAGCATCAATGGCAAAGCATAATCGTGATGCTACTGTTATCAGTATGATATTAGGATTTACTGCTCTTGCTTTATTTGTAGATGGATTACTTAGATTATTAGGTATCATTCCTCCTTTCATGGAGATTGATATAGATGTTCTTGACAGAATTGTAGAGAGAGTAGAAGTAGATGTTTTTGATAAACTAAAACAAGTGCCAATACAAAAACTATTCCGATGAACGATCTAACCATATTCATATTCGGCATAGGTTTTGCCCTGACAGCAGGTGCTGCCTTTGCATTTATGTGGAGGTCTATGAGTTACGTCTTTAAAGAGATGGACAAGTATGTTGATAGACCACGAAAACCTGTACACCCTGAGATGTCAGAGGTACAGAACGGTGATGAACTATTAGTATTTAAAGTAGGAGAGGATGGTGATGATGAGGAAGGAGACCTCACCCTAATCCAAAAATGACTTTGAGTTTGTAAATATTGCTTAAAAATTTTCCGCCAAAATTTTGACCCCTTTAGTTTTTTTAGTAACCGCCACCATAGTATCCTCCACCTGAGGATCCTGATGAACCAGAAGAAGAACTACTACCACTGCTACTGCTAGAAGAAGAACTAGAACTAGATGATGAGGAACTGCTGCTCGAAGATGATGAACTTGTACTGCTGCTAGATGTGCTAGTTGTACTGCTAGTTGTGCTAGTTGTGGTTGATGTAGTCGTAGTTGCTGCTGTGTCTGTTGAGGTTGCGACTCCAACGCTTCCTGATGTAACAGCAGAACCAGTAGGACCATAGTCAAATGTAGTTGTGCTAGTTGCTGCTGATTGTCTAGATACACTCGCACTGACAAAACCTGCAACATCAACAAACCTCGCTGCAATAGACAGTGGGGTTTTCTTATTGTTTACATCATCTAGTTCTGGATGAGGTTCATATGCAATCTGATCTTCAAACTCATCTATCATTAAATCAACTAGTGAGTTTGTAGGTAATAGTATTTGTCTCTTTAACTCATTCTGATATGCTTCATGTTCATAGTTACTTACTGGATATCTTGATTGCTCTGCAGTTTTTGTAGTTCCGTCTGGCATCACAGTTCTAAACGAATCTAATACTTCTATACCTTTCTTTGTTATTATAATGTCTCCGTCTGTTACCTCATTTGTTTCGTAATGATGAACAGCATCTGGATCAGTATAGTTTTCTTGGACAAATTTTAGTAGGTCATTATTATTCTTTGGCCACTGTTCATAGAAGTCAGTTATATTATTTACTAGGAGTATAACCCAGTCTAACTTAGAGTCTCTAAACAATCTATATGCTAGTGATGATGGTGTATCAATATCTGATATTGAATATGCTTCAAAACCTGTTACATATTGATCTAGATTTTCTCTGACTTTAACTCTACGAAATATATTTTTTACCAGACGATATTTGTATGCCTCATCTTCGCTGACACCTTCGCCAATATAAACGTTTGGAAAGTAAGTAAAATATGCTGACATTAGTAACCTGCTCTTAGATCTGCTTGACTGATAACCTTTGTTTCTGTAAAGGACATATCAATTTGAATGACTGGTACATGAATATGACCATCAAGACCTTCTACATCTTTGAATGATGTGTATTGCCCATCAGGTGTGTAGTTAACACTCATCCCAGTGCATACTGAATCATTTACTTTGAACATTAGTTCTGGATTTCTTATTGTAGCAGATCCTACATTGGGACTCATTCTCACGAACTTTATTCTATATTTATCTGGAACTTCAAAATATCTGGATTGATTTAATGTTTCACCTAGGTTATTAATACTATCAAGAACCTCTTGATTTCTTTGCTGTGCTTGTTCTTGATTAAGACCCTCTGTATTTGCTAATCCATCACCATCACCAAGATCAAACAAGTTTGCACTACCACCT